ATCGCCTCCAGCAAAGATTGGGCGGTCGGAGCCTACGCTCACAACGGTGTCTGCGTCACGAACTGAGGGAGCTCCGGCTCCCTCCCCTCTTCCTCAGATAAATGGAGATCAAAATGCGCACCTATCTCGAACACCTCTCCGATGCCCAGCTCGTCGAGCGTCTCGCGAAAATCGAAGTCCTTGGCAGAAAGACTGCCGCGCGCATCGCTGCTGGCGAGCGCAGTCCTGCCGAAACGGTTGGGGTCCGGCATGGCAGGTTCGTAACCGTCTCTGCGCTGGAGCGATCCCTGAACGTGCAGCGCAGCGCATGGAAGCAGACGCGCGAGGAAATGCGCCGCCGCGAATCTTGAGGGAGCTCCGGCTCCCTCCCCTCTTCCTAAAATAAATGGAGATCAAAATGCGTTACTATTACTACGACAGAGCAGAGCCCAAACTGCACCCGACGTCATATCTGGTCGAGGAAATGGAACTGTACAACTATCCGAGCGTGATGGTTATGTCCGCAGAGCTCCACATCGAAATTGACAGCACGAATGATTGGTATGTCGATTTCATCACAATCAACGGAGCTGACGGAGAAGTCGAGCGTCTCCCTGAAGGGCACTGGTTGGAGGCGAGCATCAGGCAGACGATCTCTCGCGACAGAAAATTGCAGCAGAGCATCTATGATGCTTGCGTGGAGGAATGAAGATGAAGAACCCGATCGAAATAGAGCAGATAGAAAAAGATTTCTATCGTGTGACATATTTCAGCAGCGAAGCAGGGTGGATCAACAAGACACGACTGCAGCAAAACGACCGAATTGCATACAGAGCAATGACAGTGCACGGTAAAATCCAATATTTCCCTTCGCTCGACTCTGCCAAACTCTTCATCGTGGAGAACTACCACTAATGACTCGCATCAACTGCATCCCGCCCCAAGAGCTGCACGACAAGCATCTCGCTGCAGAATACTACGAGCTGCCTCGTGTTTTCGGGTTGGTGCGCAAAGCTCTCGAGAAAGGCGTCGATCCCAAAAGGGTCGATGCTCCTGAACAATACACCCTCGGCAACGGCCATGTTAAGTTCTTCTATACGAGACTGGGATACTGCCTGAAAAGACAGGCACAGCTCGTCGCAGAGTTGCAGCGTCGCAAACGCAAACCGAATCTGACAGAGCTTCAGGGTCTCGCTGTGGGAATACCGGAGGAGCTTTTCGGGGACTGGGAGCCCGACGAGGAAGCTATGATGATCAATCGTCAACGATTGGAGGAAAGACTGGCGGAAATGAGCAAAAAACAAAAAAGACCTGTGCCGAGCATTCATGACTGAACAATTCTGTTTCCAATTGTGGCGGAACAGAGTTTAATCAGAACTGTAGATAGGAGATGAAAATGAGGACGTTTGCTTTCGATTTCGAACGCTCTAAAGAGATCCTTGCGTTCCCGACAAAGAGGGATGCATTGAACAATGGCAATGGGTTCCTGATCGTCCAGGAGCCAGCGGACATTGCCAAGTCGACGATACCTCTGGACAACCTCGTCCAGTTCTACAACGCACACAACACCACAAACCCGATCAAGAGTTTCCGCGACCGTAAAACGGCTGCGGACAGGCTGTTGGCTCTTGCTGAGGCCAAAGCCAAAATTATTAAGTCAGCAGAACAGGAGAATGAAATGCAGAATGCAGCTATTAAAAAGGAACCCAACACCGAAACTCGCAAGGGCCGGACATCTTCGTTCAAAGGAAAGGTGATCCGCATTGCACCCAGCATTACGACCAACCCCCGCAGGGAAGGCACCCACGGCCACAAATCTATGGATATCATTATGAAGTCCAAGACTGGGGTGACTTACGAAGAATTCATCCGCCAAGGCGGTCGCCGGCAGGATCTGGCTTGGGACCTCGCCCATGGGAATGTAACGATCGGCTGAATCTTAACCATAGATGGGGTCGAAAATATTTTGGCCCCATCTCAATTTTCTTGTTTTCTTTTTTCTCGTTCTGGCGTTTAATACTTTTACCGGCCGATTCGCCGGGTAGATGGAGATCCTAGAATGAAAGCTCGTCGCCCCACCCTCCTCGCTGTTTCGCGCTCTGCCTTCCCGGCCGAGATCGTCAACGACCCGTCAAAGCGGGGGCAGCTCGCTGCCAAGAAGGTGATCTTCGGCGAGCTCTCGCGCTACGCAGTTGCGCCGATCCACACTCGGTTCGGCGACATTGTGTGGTTTGTTTGGGACGCTGAATCCAACCTCGAAGACGTGCATATGGCTGACGTCATCCGTCAGGAATCAACCTTCGAAAAAGCTGTCGAAGGACTTTGGTGAAAAGGAGATCTAAAATGGCACACGAAGTTGAAACCATGGCTTTCGCTAACGAAGTCCCTTGGCACGGTCTGGGCAACCGGATCGACTCCTCAGCCACCGTCGACGAGATGATCGTCGCTGCTGGTCTTGATTGGGAGGTCGAGCTCCGCCCGATCTACGCCGAGGCACCCAACGGCGAAATGATCAAGCTCCCGGTTCGTCGGGCTCTGATGCGCACCAGCGACAACAAGGTGATGACCATCACCGGCGATCTGTGGAAGCCTCTGCAGAACCGCGACGCTATGGAGTTCTTCCGGGAGTACACCGAGATCGGTGGCGCAAAGCTCGAGACTGCTGGCTCGCTGCGGGGTGGCAAGGTGATCTGGGCTCTTGCCTCGATCAACGAAGGGTTCACCATTAACCGTAAGGACCATGTCAAAGGCTACATCCTGCTGATCTCGCCCCACGAGGTTGGCAAAGCAATCTCGGTCCGCACAACGACAGTGCGCGTGGTTTGCGCCAACACCATGGCGATGGCTATTCAGGGACAGGCCCAATATAGCCAGAACCACCTCTCGGTGTTCGATGCGGCCCGCGCCAAGGAGACCATCGGCCTCGCTCGGGAGCAGATCCATCAGGCGCACCTCGATGCCAAGCTGCTCGATCAGCTCAAGATGAGCGAGTTCGACACTGTGCGGTTCCTCTCTAAGTTCTTCGCCCCGACACCTGAAGGGCAGAAAGAGGAGAGCCATATCGAGATGCTCCTGAACGACCCGACCTACCGCCCCAAACACCTCGACCAAGTTCTCAACTCGGTCAACAACGCTCCCGGAGCGGTCCCGGGCAATGCGTGGGGCATCCTCAACGGTGTAACCCACTGGGTTGACCACGTTGCAGGGACCAAGGGCGACGCTCGACTCTTCAACGCATGGCTCGGCGAACGTTCGCGCCTGAAGGTCGAGGTTCGTGACTCTCTCCTGGAAATGGTCTGAGTTTCAATGCAAATGCCGGGGGAGGGAGCTTTCCTTCCCCCACCACAACACCATTTTCCATTTCCATTCCTCTCCTGAATTCCACTCACTCTAGAGGAAAATAGAAGAAAGAAAGTAATAGAAGAAGAGTAAGTGAAATCGGTCCATGGACTGGAAATGGAAAATGCTGCGGGGGCAAAAATGAACGTCAAGATTGAAGGAAAAAGGGTCAGAACGACCTCCGAATACGATGCTCGGATTCTCAGAGCTCTGAACAGGCTTGAGGGAATGAAACGATGGGGCGCCAATAGGTCGTTCTCGTTCGATAACTCGCCTTATAATCTCGAAGTCTGGCGATCCGTTTTCCCCGACTGTTTGGTCGAGGAGGAAGACCCTGATGCAGCCGCAGGAATGGTCGCTGATGGACTTTTCGACATAGGGGATAGCCGCCCTACATTCCAATTCAAAACATCGCCCCGCGACCACCAAAAACAGGCTCTTGAGAAACTGCAGAATCTGGACTCTTTCGGCCTGTTCATGGATGTCGGGACAGGCAAGAGTTGGACCGCAATTGCATTCATGGGTCAGCGCTGGTGCAGGGGTCAATCTGATCATGTGCTGCTCGTGGCCAAAAATGGCGTTCACCGCCAATGGGTGGCTGAGCAGATCCCAGAACACATGAGCGAATCAGTGCGCTGGACTGCTTGGGTCTATGGAAAGACCAAAAGAGCCGAGCGAGATTTTGAAGAGATGATGGCATTTGATGGCCTGAAGATAATGGCCATCAACATCGATGCGATAGTGACTCCAGGTGGCGAAAGCAAGATCTTGGCGTTCTTGAAACAGGCCAAAGGTCGCGCAACGATGATCATAGACGAGTCGCAAGACATCAAGAACATGTCCGCGAGCCGCACCAAGGCTGCCATCAAATTCGGGTCTTTGTGTCGCTACAGGATGATCATGACTGGCACCCCAATTGCCAAGAACGTGATCGACCTTTTCAGCCAGTTCAAATTCCTGGACGAGCGGATCCTCGGGTTCCGTTACATAACTGCCTTCAGGAATCAATTCTGCGTTATGCGGGACACCCCATTCGGAAAGATCATCGCTGGCTCAAAGAACATCGAGGAGTTGTACAAAAAGATTGACCCTTGCATTTTCCGAATCACCAGCGAGGAAGCTCTAGACCTGCCACCGAAAGTCTATGTGCGGAGAGAGTTTGCTCTTTCCGACGCACAGCTGAAGGTGATGAAAGAGCTGCGACAGCAATTCTTCGCAGAGGTTGGCAAAGGCGAGATATCTTCCGTAACTACCGCTGCGACACTTTTGACTCGCATGCAGCAGATCAGTTGCGGGTTCCTGCCGACAGACGACAACAAAATAATCAAGTTCCCAAATCCCAGAATGGAAGAGCTCAAATCGATCATCGAGCAACGCACAGGCAAAATCATTGTTTGGTGCAGGTTTAACCAAGACATTGAGTCTGTGATGAAAGAGCTCGGCCAAGAGGCGGTCGACTATTACGGCAGGACGCCAGAAAGTCAGCGCAAGAAGAATCTCGAGTTGTTCATGGACAAGGAATCTGGCATACGTTTCCTCGTGGCGTCGCCAGAAGCTGCAGGCACAGGTCTTAATCTTCAGGGTTTGTGCAACACGAATATTTACTATTCAAACAGCTTCAATGCTCTCGCCCGCTGGCAGAGCGAGGGCCGAACATGGCGTGACGGGACAAAAGGAACTGTCACCTATTTCGATCTCGTCGCACAGAAATCGCCTGACAAAAAGATCCTCGCAAATCTGCGTGACAAAAAGAGCGTCTCTGACATGACGCTCGATGACTACCGCAAGCTGTTCGCTCTTGAGGAAGATGAGCTATGAAACTAACACCAAGAGAAAAACAATTGCTCGAGTTCTTCAAGATGCATGCGGGCAAGACGGTAGATTTCCAAACTGTGAAAAGCCAGTTCGTTGGACCTGAGACGCGCAGCTACCACAACTCTTTGATGTGCTCGGTGCGCAGGCTGCGGATAAAACTCAGCGACAAAGGCACCATCCTGAATAGGGTCACCAACGTCGGTCGCGGAAACAAGGCTGTGTTCTTCATTGACGAAAGAATACTTAAAATATAAAAATCAGCTTTTCAGCATGCCTGTTTTGGAAGAAAATCCAAGCCAGATGCAGATGGAGAAAAAGATGCGAAGATTCAGGAAAGTTTACGTCCCGCACGTCAACTTTCGATTTAGCCCCTCGTCATTGCTAGAAATAGCAGACGAGATCGTTTATGTTTGCGAGACGCCAATGTTCGACGACATGGTCGATGAGCGTTTTGCAGACAGGTTCGAATCAAAGATTGTCGAGCAGCTCGAGAGTTTTGACAGCACCGCAGATGCGATCGCATTCTACGGTGACGCTATCATCTTTGCGATGATGGCTGCTTATCTCTCTGAGAAGCACGACTCGTTCTTCGTTGCACGGTTCTCAACAAAGCGCAACGAATATGTTGTTAGGCGTATCGGATTCGATATGTTTGACAAACAACTGGCAGAAGAAAGGACATAAGATGCAAAATATAGATTACATCATCGGCAAACTCGCTCAGGAACAGGCTCGGGCCGAGCGTCTCCTTTTGCGGGATCTTGCTCAACTGTCTATGGAACTGTCGGCATGCATGGAAGAGCAACAGAAGCAGCTCGATCATCTGCGGTCGCAATCTCAGGTTTTGCTCTCTGCTCTCGCATCGAAAATTCGCGATGGCTATGCGGAAGGCTATGATCCTGATGGAACCGACGAGCCGGTCCCTGCGATCGTTTCTGGGCGCAAGCTGACGGACGAAGAGCGCAAGGCTATTATGTCCTCGATGGTCGACCAGCTCGAAGAGAAGTAAAATGAGAAGTCTGACCGAAGAGAAAAAGCAGCTCATAAAGAAAATGTGGGCAGAGCATTTCACTTCCGGGCAAATTGCTGCAGAAATTGGCGTAACTCGTAGCTCTGTTATGGGTTACGTCAATCGCAGCAAACTTCTTCGCAATCCGGGAGTCGTTAAAGCTGCTCGCAAAGAGCAGAAAAAGAAACAGCCTGAAAAGCATTTCAAGCTCGTCGCAATAAACGGACAGCTTGTTCGAAAAAGATCCGTAACAATTCCCCCGCAGCCAAAAAGGGACACAAAGAACACAATCATGGAACTAAATTCAGAATCCTGCAGATTTATTCTCGGCGAAGTTTGCGGAACAGAAACTGCATTCTGCTGCCAGCCGATCCAAAAAGGATCGTACTGCGAGTTCCATGCAAACATGTGCTATCAGAAAAAGCCCGACAAAGAAGAGAAGAAACGCAAAGTTTCTCCCTTCAAGTTCCGGGCATAGAGTTGAGCCCAGCAATCGCTGGGCTCTTTTTATTTGATCCGGCTAAGAAGTTCTTGGATATTAATCTCTTCCGGTTTCTCTTCGGAGGAAGGTGCAGAAGGCAGAGCAACCGTCGTTCCGCCAGCAGCTCCTGCTTCCGTTACGGAAAGTCTTTTGGCTCTTGGAGCGCGCTCGATCGCATATTCTTCTAGCTCTTTCACCGCAGCAGCGACGTCGGAGGGACTTTTCGAAAGAAGACGCTTCGCCACTTCTTCCGCGACATCGTCTGTCATTTTTGCTTTGCTAATTGCGCGCGAAGCAATCGCAACGAGAGCGTCTTTAAACCCTCCCTGATTTATTGCCTGAGCAACCATCTCGCCGAAATTAGACCCTTCTTCGAGACGTTCGATTGCTTCTCTGCGGGGAACAGTCGGGGAGCCCCCAAGGAGCTTACTTGCCTGCTCAAACATTTCGCGTTCTCTTTTAACAGCTGCCATAAACAGGTCGCGTTTGGCATCGCTATCGAAAAGCTCCGCGAGTTTCGCGCGCATTTCCGGAGAACCAACTAGCCTTTTGCCAGCGTTTATGTCACTCGATGGATCCATGATCATGCTGTATATATTTCTTACAGCACCTGTCCTGAATGCTTCTTTTTCTGAATTGCTCATGTTCTTCATGAGCATTTTAACTTCTTCGCTGGCAAGATTGTTGAAGTCATTGTAGCCAACGCGCATTGCGTCGATAACTTCCATATCTCCTGCGAAATTTCTGCGTGCTTCTGCGTAGGCAGATTTTCCAGTCTTCGGATCAATCGTCGCCTGATCAACAGCCTCGATAAACGCTTTGCGAAGCTCTTTCAAAGAACTCGCTTCGGGCTTTGTGATGCCTTTACCTTCAAACCCAGACTCAATTACCGAGTCTATTCCTCGCTTAATGTAATCAAGCGTGCGTACGTCCGGAACAGCGGTCTTTTCAAAACCGATCATGTTTCCGTCTTTGTCTGTTTTAATTTTGTAAAGCTCCTGCAATTTGAATTGTGCAGGATTTTGTCCTCTCAATTCGGCAGCAGATGCCTCATTGTCTGCAATCTGCTGAGCACGTTTAAAGAACTCAGCAAATTTCGGATTTTCAAGAACTTTGTTTACGCGCGGATCCATAACAGAACCGAAAGCGTACGCTTTATCGTAGTCAGATTTCGAGTCGGCCCGCAAACGAGCAACAGCATCCGCCTCATCCTGGAAATAGTTTTTACCAGAAATCCCTGTTCGAACCTGCTGCATAACACGCTCGCGAGAACCTTCTTTAAGTTCATCGAAAGCGTTTCGCACCATGGCACTTGCTTTGCCAGCTCTGTTTGCTGCAGCATCCGCAAGTCTAATAAGGCTCGGGCTGGCGTTCGCAAACATCGAAGGGACATTCATCGAATAGTCATCGATGGATTTTGCCAGAACATCCCCAGGTTTCATTCCTTCGTTTTCGAGCTGGTCGTAGATTTTTCCGAGAGCTCTTTGCTTAACGAATTTCTCGGTCGGCAAAGCTCTTTCGAGAATCCAATCAAGACCAGACTTTGCAGTACGAATAGCAGCTGGAGAAGCGAGGCCAATCCCAGCGCCCATCAAAGCTCCACCGGCAGCTCCAGTAGCTCTTTCGCCTTCTTCCGACGTGCCTGCGCCGGAAATTACGCCCTGCGTTGTACCGATAGCACCAGACCTTGCATAAGGGCTGCTCGCGATCCTGCCAAGCGCACCGACTGCTCTCGAAGCACCCGCCGCAGCAGCAGGAGCTGCCGCGCCGCCAGTCGCAGGGGTCATCATCATCGCAGCGACAGCCGGAGCAGCTCCGCCAGCGAATTCCAAAGCACCGGACGTAACCGGATATCGTTCCGCGAACCTGCCGTATTCTTTGTTGATGTCTTTTCTGAGAGCGGAATAGTCGCCTTGTCCCATAAGTTTTGAGCGGATCCACGCCTCTGCCTCGTCGCCCCAGCCCATGCCGAGGCCTTCCCCCAGGAATGCTCGTGCGGCTCCTGCTCCGAGGCTCGGAGGAGGACGGTTCTCGATCATGTCCTGACGGACGCGCTCTTCAATGGCTTTGTCGATAAGACTGCGCGGGACATCAACCATTATTGCTCTCCGTCTTTCTTTTCAGGCTCGCGCTCGCGGAACTTTCCGGTCTTGATGTCTTCAAGACGTTTCTTTTTCAGCTCGTAGCCTCTTTTCAGAGCTTCAATCGCCGAACCAATAATCAGAGCGCGCTCTTCTCTGCTCTTAGAATCAAGTCCCTGCACAGACATGAGCAGTTTGATATCAGAATCAGAAAGAACACCTTTCATCTTCTCGGCAGAAGTAGCGATCATCTGGCTCTTCAATTTCTGCTCGAGAACTCGAGTCGCGACGACTTTAGGGTCGTTGCTCTTTGTATTCTCGAGGACTGTGCGCTGGAATCTGTCTCCAAGAGAATTGTCGAACGCTTTTGCATTAAGCTGACGCGCTTCGTCGAGTTCTTTGAGAGCTTGCTCGAGCGAGGCGACCGTGTTCTCCTCTTCGAGCTTCATGTCGAGCTCTTTTGGAGTCAACTTGGTTGCAGCTTCAGCCTTTTCTTTTTTGCTTTCTTCAAACTTCTCGCGAGCGAGTTTGGCCTGTTCGTCCTGCCTGCGCATGCCCTCAAGAGTCGCATTGATCTGCGCAAGGCGAGAGTCGACGCTCGTCTGCGCAAGTTCCTGAACACGTTTCATGTATTCCGGAGTGCCGGGAGTCAGGCCTTCATCCTTGGCCTGTTTGCCAGCGGAAGATTCAGGCTCGCCGGAGCGGATGTATTCTTTGATCATCTCGCCAATGATCTGCCGACGATCGCGACCCTCTTCTGCGCCAAGGGCACGCAGAGCATCGAGGTCTTCTTTGGCAGAGCGCATAGAAAGCTCTTGGCCCTTCATCATCAATTCAAGATTGCGGGCACGGTTCTGGCGACGAGCTGCAGTGACGTCTTTCTGATACTCGCCAAGTTCCTTCGCAGCGAGCCCGACGTTCTCCATAACTCCACCAGTCTTGGTCGGCGACGCAAGAGCTGCCGCAAGGCGGAAATACATTTCCGCTTTGGACGGTCCACCTTCTCCTTCTCCGGTCATCTGCTTCTTCAGCATCTCGCGGAATGCTTCGGTCTCCGCACGATTGCGCTCGCTGGCTGCGCGGATCTGCTCGGCGTATTGATTTTGATTAGCTCCGTACTTGCGCATCATCTCTTCGAGAGACGGGCGAGAAGTCGTGGGTGCGGTGCGCGGAGTCGATGTGGTCGTTCCCTCGCGCCTCGCAGCCTCGTCGTCGTAAACGCTCGGGTCCGGCTGAACGCCTGCGCGAGCGTTTGCTTTGGCCTGCGCGACCGCTGCTCTGCCGCGCGCAACGATTTCTTCCGTCGATCCTGTGGGGAATCCTTCCGGATCTGCATCGCTAGCTGTCGTGGTGTTCGATGCGAGCCGAATCGGCTCCTCCATCACAGGGAGTTCCGCAGGATTGGCCAGACCGTACATCTCCGAAAGTCTCGGGAGACCGAGATCGTTCACCCCGCCGCGCGAGAATTTGCGCACTGCCCCACCATTGGAAAACTCTACACCTCCAGTGTAATTGTTTTCTTCTGCAGGCGTGAGAGAAATGTTCGTGGATCCGGGGGTGACTGCCGCAGAAGAGTTTGATGTGCTCTGATCCGTAGACGTGCCACTGTTGGTCGCGCTGGCAATCGAAGCAAGCGGCGAAAACGTCGGATATTTGAGCTGGTCGCCGTAATAGCTGCCAGTCGCATTGTAAATGTTCTGGCCGACTTTGCTCTGCAGGTTGCGGTCGTAGATTTCAGGGGAAGCAGATTTGACGAACTGTGCGATCTGCGTCGGCCCGATCGCTTTGTTGCCGAACTGCTCGTTCCAGTATTTCATTCCTTCAGCGTCCGGCTCGCGCCCAAGGAAGCTGGTGTACAAACCTCCGACGGTGGTCGGAGGACCATCCATCTTTTTCGTCTGGAACTGACTCTGCATGTACATCGGTGCGCCAGAAAGGCGACGGTTGTACTCATCGACGTATTTGTCGTAGGCTGCTCTGTCTGCCTCGTATTGCGCAAGTTTCTGCGAATAATCGGAGGCAGCTTTGTCGGTCGGCATTTGCTGACCAGTGTAAGAAGAAATAGTCGGGGTGCTAATCCCGTACTGTTTCATCAGGCGATTGAGCTCGTATCCCATAGCTGCCTCTTACGTGTTCAGATTGGAAAGACCTTTGTACAGCGCAAGACCGCTCGCCAGTTGAGACAGCGGCGATGCCGAATACGTTGCACCAGTCGTGGTCTTTTGATCCGTCTGAGTCTGCGGAGTGATCGGTGCCATGCCGCGAATTTGGGTGCTGAGGAAATCGAGCTGCTGTTTCGGATAAAGCTGCTCCGCCTCGAACTGCTTCTGGGCAGCGCTGAGTTGCTGCTGCATCTGGTTCTGCTGGGCAAGTCCGGCAGACTCGAGAGCAGCAGTGTCTGCGTACCTCATGGCCTGATTCATTTTCGCAGCGTTCGCAATGTCGTTCAAGACTTGCTGCTGGCGAGCATAGTCCTGCGCCTGAGCTGCCTGAGCCTGCTGAGCAGCCGACAGACCGAACTGCTGCTGCGCCTGTCCCGCCTGCGTCTGCATCTGACCGAGGTTGCCGTACTGTCCGGCTCCCTGAAGAACACGAGAAAGGTCTGCACCGGAAATGCTGCCAACGGTCCCAGCCAACTGCGCCTGCCGGGCAAGGTCTGCTTGCGCAGCATTGAGCGACTGCTGGTAGCCTTGGCTCGCGAGAGCCGCCTGCTTGTCGAGGATTGCTTCCTGCGTGTCACGCAGCGCACGAGAGCCGAACTCTCCCATGCGACCAGAACCGAACTGTCCAGCACGGATGAACTGATCGGAAACATTCGGAAGAAGCTGCTCGCGAAGGTTGCGCGCGCCTTGCTTTGCGATCACGTCAAGAACACCCTGCTGATAGGGGTTCATGTATTGACCGACTTGGCTCGCGGAAGTCTGCGCGGCTGTCTGCAGGTAAGGATTCGCTGCCTGCAAAGCACGCTCGCTGAGAGCCTGTGCAGTGGTTCCTGCCGCTTGACCAAACAGGTCTTGGCCTGCCTGCAGATTTTGCGAGACGAGTTCCGGCTGAAGGTAGCGTGCCTGAGCTTCACGCAGCTGATCTGCGGTCGTCGCGCTGCTGAGTCCAGACAGGCCAGTTTGCACTTGGTCCATCTGCGGCTGGAAAGCACCCTGCGCCGCCTGCACCTGCGAATAAGCCTGCTGCTGCAGAGGAGAGAGCTCCGCAACGGTCGGCATCGTATACTTCTGATAAGGTGTGTTGGCGATGTTCGTCGCCCACTGGATCTGATTGTAGATCGCATCCTGCATCCACTTCGGAGTCTCGCTCGTCGAGGTGGCATAGGAAGTCGCCGTCTGCGGCGAACCTTGGAACAAGCTAGCCATTAGGCAACTCCTTTGAGATAAGCGAGGGGCGATTTCGCGTCAGGGCTGAACTTGCCCTTTGCGAGAGCCTTCCCTTTGTGTTTGCGAACAGCTTTCCGCATTTCATCGAGACGACGAGATCCAGCGTCGGTCGAACCATCGCCGATCATCGCAACAGTTTCTGCGTCGATCACGTATTCACCGTCCGAGAGGCGGGCAGGGATCTCGTCGCTGCGCCCGGTGCCAGCTCCACGAGCCAGATAGGCTATGCGACTGAGACCGCCTTGTGCCATCTGTGTGGTCGGATTCTCTGCCGAAGCAACCTGCACAGGCTCTTTGTTGTAGGCTCCAGACGTAATCTGAGGCCAATAACGAGACATGTATTCAGGCAGCGAGAGGTTCGCTCTGTTGGCGTCGCCTTGGAGCTTTTCCCAATCCCACGAGACAGAAGGACGGTTGAAATACTCCTGCTGCTCAGGAGACAGTTTCGAGACTGCCGCATCGACATCCGGTGGCTTGCTCAAGAACGATCCGCCAGCCAACGCCAGAGGAGCGAGCCGCGTCAAAGAGCCAAGCATCGATCCCTTTTCGCCGCCACCGAAAAGGTTGCCGACATCCGCTTTGATCGAATCCAGAACGGACTTGGAAGGCGAAGCGGCTGCGGCTGCAGAAGTTGCTTTCGCAACCCCTGTCAAATTCTGACCCGGCGAAGCCTGACCCTGTGCCACGAGCTGATCGTAGTCAGCCTTCATGAAGTCTTGGCCCGCGCCTTCGATCGCTTTGCCAGCATTGCCAGAATAACCCGGCTCGCCGGTTGTTCCTTCCGGCCCATACGTCTGGCCCATAGCATTAATGCCAGACCCAAGACCGCCCATCAGCGCACCCATAAGGGCGCCCTTGCCACCGCCGGTCAGAGCGCCAGCACCTGCACCGAGCAATCCGCCACCAACCAAGCCTTGGACCGCTGGGCTGAGATTGAGACCGAGTGCGCTGTTCAGAGCTCCACCGGCCATCTGCCCGAACCCACCACCGATGCCGCCAAGAGCCGCACCAAGCAGAGGATTTCCGCCCGTCAGAGCCGACGATGCGCCACCGATGACTGCGCTGCCGAGAGCGGACGCCATCGTCCCAGACGCGCCCAGAGCGGTTCCGATGGCAGTTCCGATGCCGGGGGCAATGAACGAAAGAGCGATCGGAAGAACCGCCCCGAGGATCGACTTCCAGAACGACTTGTATTCAGGGAGGCCTGTCTCCGGATTGATGCGCCCGGAGCCACCCGCGCGCCGCAGCATTTCGGCTTCCCTGCGGTTGATGTGGGCGAGCTCGGTGTCACCGCCCCGACCAGCCGCTGCTACCCGACGAGCGGCCACCGCAAGGCCACCGCGCGCGTATCCCTTTTCGGTCATGCGGTCTTGCAGACCGTAGAGCGCGACGAGCAGTGATACGATCAGCGTACGGTTGAACTGCGGAGGAAGCATGTCCTCGTCGATCTCACCGTCTTTGATCGCAGCGTCTCGGATCTCTGCGTATTTGTCAGGGTTCTGAAGAATGAATTCCAGAACTTGGATGATCTCATCCATGTCTTCAGGAACAACAGGCTCACGAGCGAGCTGCTCCTCCATGACGTCCACAGCCTGCGGAAACTTGGGGTCGCGATTCGCGAGCTGAGTAATTTGAGCTCTGTCCATCATTCCACCTATCACATCAGCGTTTGGCAGAAACGCTCCGCCCAATCTTCCCAATCTTCGAACCCATACGGATCAGGGAAGTTCCTTCCGAGGGTTGTGTTATTCAAGAACTGCATCGCCCAGTTCTGCCATTCGCTCTCGTTGTCCAGCCGCCCAAACGAGCCATAAGGATCCAAGTCCAGCGCAATCTGGTTGGCCCAGTCGAAAAGCCCGAGATTGGTTGGCAAGGTGATCCTGATCATCCGAGCACCGTTTTGTCGCCTGTATCAATGTGGCCGATAATCTGGCCCATTTGATAGTCGCCGCCGACTGTGTAAGATTGGAACTTGACGCGCAACTCGCGCCGCTGTTCTTTGAGCATCACGATCTGCTCGTGCGGGGTGTTGGCACTTTCCGGGAAAGTAAACACAGAGCTGTAAACTTCTGGCGCGCGAGCGTTCGCTCGGCCGGTGACTTGAACAGTCATGTCGCCTTGCTGGATAAAATCTGGCTCGATGCTCGTGATGCGCAGGTAGCTGTTTTTGCCATTCGGCAGCGACGAAAGATCGGCCGTCTCGAAATAAGACTGCACCGGATAAACGTACTGGCCATCGATCTCGTCGACACCTTGCTCGTGAATCCAAACCCGATAGCCGGAAGCGGTCGGAACACAGTCCGTCAGCAGCGGTGCAGCGAACCCGTTGTTGAACTGCCCAGACGCACGCCCAGAAGCAGGCAGCTCAGTGTCGTACCAAGTCTGCTCGCGAACATTGTAGATGATCGCGTGGGTGCATTCGGTTGCATCGCCGCGCGGATAGCACCACCAGATCTCGCCGTATCGCGGAACTTTGAACGCGAATACCTTGTTCTGCTGGTTTCGATTCAGACCATCCAAGAAATAGTTTATGTTGAGCTGGTTTGGAACGTCGCGCACAACACCGTTGAACATGAAGAACCGATCGACGCCAGCCCAGAAGAAAACACCGTCGTAATCGACGACGCACTGGCTGCTCATGATCGATGTGTCAGTCGCGATCACGTCGTACTGGAATGTCGTCGCGCCGCCACTGAAAGATGCGCGGATGACTGCATCGTACGCCCAAAACAGACCTGCCGGAGCAGAGCCCGAACCTGCACGCAGCGGCATGCCTTTGATGATCTTTTGGCCCCAAGGGCGAGTTATGTTGCTGCCTGCCCCGGTGAGATCGGTTGGGTCGCCTTCGACCGAATGACCAATGACACCGTCGGAGCCGTAGTAGAAAAGATACGGATGAAGTACGACGATTCCGCCCGTAGCATTTCCGCTCGGGTTCATCGTGATCTCAGTCAGCGCAGCAGTGCCGAGATTGTCGCCGATGAATATCTGACCGCCTTCGTCGTTGCAGGTGCAATCGAGATTCGGAGAAACATGCGCGATGATCGAGTTCGCAGAACCCGAAGAATCGTACATGTACTGAAACATCCACTGATTCAGCGCGCTGCTCGTCAGCGTCGCAGGCGTTCTGTCGGTAATGATCGAGCTGTTCTTTGTGTTGTCGATTGTAAACCGTTCGAGCTTAGTCGCGCTGCCAGAATGGCAATACTGCAACAGCTGCTGAGTGTACGTGGTGAACCCGCGCGAGATCTCGCTCAAGTATTTGTTGATCGAGCGATAGCCGCCAATCTTCCTCGGCAGACCGCGCTGGAACCTGACCCACTGTCCATCGGTGTAGAAATCGCCATCAAACTTCGTGCCATCACGTTTGATGCCTGCTTTCGACCGTAGGATCAGAGTTGAATCGGGCATTAGTACGTGCCCCCGTCAACCGTCGGAATGTTGCCGAGCGTCGACCACGCCGCAGCTGTCGAGGCTGCAGTGAAAATGGCGTCGCCGACAGCCGTCGCCCCAAGATTGATTCTCGCGGCAGAGGCGGTCGTTGCACCTGTGCCACCGTCGCTGATGCCCACAGGCAGAGAAAGCGAAGAAGAGTCGGCGTCAACGACGTTCGTTCCATCGCAATAGACGATCGCGCGCTGGCCAGACGTAAAGTTGATCCCGGTGCCCGCGGCTGTTTTGACAGTGAACGTGTACGCGCCGGTCGTCTCGTCATTGACCCAGTACTGCTGAACAGTCGAGGGGACGATGATGTTCCGGTTGCCGGTCAGCGTGCCAACGAACTTGTAAGCGATTCGGTTGAGTTCCGAGCCGCTGAGAACGTAGTTGCCAGTCCCGCTGACATCGATCACCGTATAGTCGAACGCAAATGTTGCGCTCTGGCCGAACCCGATCGTGTAGAAATTGCTGCCATCGGTTGCGATGATCGCACTTTCCCCCGGCTGGAAGCTGAGGGACGAAAGACCATCGATCGTCGGCGAACCAGTTGGATCGGCATCAATCGCGCCTGAGCCGCTGTTGCGCAGATAAACGAACCAGTTGTCGCCGACGCTCGCAGCCGCAGGCAGCGTGAATGTTCCGCCAGCGCCAGTCCACACGAACATTTTTGCGCGGTCGGATGCGCCAGCCGTGTAGTTGCTGTTGAAGGTCGTGATCGGCACAGACTGGCTGAGCAGCGTACCAACAGCGACAATGCCAGTGCCAGCCAGTGAGGAGGCATTGACCGTAGAAGTCGTAGCTCCGTACTGAAGGGACTGCCATGTTCCGTTGGCAGTGCTGTTGTTGGTCAGGTAAACCTGCCAGAGCGTTCCAGCAGCCACCGTCACGACCTGTGTTCCGCCAGCATTGCGGATCGTGATCGTTTCAGCGCCAGTGTTGTTGAAAAGGATTGTCTGACCGGTGCCAGTCTTGTTCGCTGCCGGGAGGTAAATGCTGTAACCTGCCGACGCGGCGGAAATGTCGATGATCCGAGTCGCGAGATTCTCGCTGGTCGAAGTTTCCTCCGGCCAACTCAGCGTAACGTTCGCAGACAGAGCGATTGCGCTGTAGCTGATCTCTGCCGGATAGATGTTTGCGCCTCCGAAGACGCTAGTGTACGTCGTCATTAGGCTTCGCTCCTATTGGCAGAACGGTCCATGATGCGCTTCAGATCCTCGCCAGAGATGGCCTGAGCTGCGCGATCATACATGGACTGCCATGTCGTGATCCGTTCGTCATTTTTCAGGAATGGGGTGGCTTCAAGCAGAGAAGCGTAAAGCAAAAGGTCCGGAGCGTATTCCGTCAGCCAGTTCGTCTGGAAGTCATCACCGAGCAAAGGAGGCTGCTGGTAATAGAGGATCTCAAGAGTCTGGGCAGAAGCAGGCGTCGGAGCGAGGATCCAGTGCTGATAGTCGTAATCTGCGTAGAACTGCGGGGTGCCAGTTTCCGCTTCGTCCGGCCAATAGGACCGAATGTACTCATAAGAACGAGCAAAGATTGGCACATTGTCGACTGTCATCGAGACGGTGTCACGCCAGCGGTCTGGCTTCATATAAACAGGGAGGCCAGCCTGAAGAGGGGTCGTCACAGGGGTGATGAACCCCTCGATCTTCAGCTCGCGCGCGATGCGTCGTTCAGCCAGCGTGACGAGGCGTGGCAACTGCTCATAAACGATCTGGTCGCTCTCTGCAGTGAACCCACGTTCCAGATAGCGCCGGAGATCCTCCAGCAAGCTATCGTACGTCATGGTGTAGCTCATTTAGACCTCTTTTCGAGATAGCAGCTGCTACAGCATGCGTCGGATGGATTGTTCTATTATTGCCTTGAAATTGCTTCCAAGGAAACTGTTTTTAGGCACCTATTTGGCACCTTGACAGAACCCATCTCGACGAGCATTGTTGACTTTTATCTCAGTTATGGTTTGCGGGGTGTCTTTCGACGACCAAGAGATATCTCTCCAAACAGCACAAGCTGTCGTATTAGTCTCGACGGTGCCCGTCATTTTCGAGCAGCCGCTCAGGACTAACAGCGGCATTATCACCAGCATTGATCGCATCTTGGACTCTCCTCAAAGCATCTTGGGTTGCCTGAGCCTGTATTTCAGCAATTGCATCAGAGCGGATTTTGACGTATGCCGCTCCGATCGCTAGGATGACTATTCCGCCAATGGCGATGTAGCGCCCGAGTGGGCTGAACAAAAGTCCAATCATGAACCCTCCTCGTCAAGCCGCTGCTTGCGGAAATACCAGATTGCGCCCGCAGCTACCACGATCACGAGACACACGATAGCCGTTGTACTCATCGCAGACAGGATGTCCCCACCCTCTTTCACGATTGGCATAACTTCCTGCACAACTGCGATAGCGCCAGCGCCACCGGCGATGACAGCACCGTTCGCCTCTTTCGACTGAACGATAGACTTCTTGGGAGCCGGGAGATCAGGCTCTGTGCGGGCTTCGTCATTGCAGACAGGTTGGGCAGTTTCAAGACCGCGCCACAATTTGACTTCTGCGCGGCGGCGCCGCACGAGACCCGGGAGCTCTTTGCCCCCGCCCTTCGTCCACTTCATGAACTCGGCAGGAACTTCGTCGAATTTGCCAGCGTTAACTTTCTTGAGCAGCGTAGATTTCGCCAGCGCACCAACACCCGCATTGTAAGCAAAGTCGACAAGAGCATCGAACTGCCCTTGCGTCAACTCGACTTTCACGAGCTTCTCAACACCCTTTTCATACTGAATCATATCCCTGCGCAGGATCGCTTCAGCTTCTTCCTTCGTGATGACGAGATCTGGAGAAACATTCGGCTCTCCGGCAGAGGAGGTGTGCCCATAGCCGATCGTCCAGATGCCAGCAGGGCACCGATATGCTTTCAAGCGAAGACCTTCAAATTCTTTCACAAGGGCTAAGCCATCGGCAGACATGCGCATGTCGCTGCTCCTACTTTGTTATGTTGAATGTTAGATTGGCGTGATCTGGATAGCTTATCAGAACCTCGCCTTCAGGGCATTTGTATTTGATGCGTGCGAGGAGCGTTGCGCGCCCAACTGCGACTTTCTCTGGATTGTCGATTGTTATCGCATATCCAAATTTGTCAACCTTTTCATTCGCCGGACCGGAGAACGTAGCGATGGAGGGATTTGCTTTGTGGACGATGTAGCGAGAATCGCGCACCTCGAGCCGGAACTGTTCGACGGAGCAATCGTCGCGAATTTTGCGACGTGCTGCGACAACCGAGAAATCTCCGCTAGCAGGACCATCTGTGATTGTGAAATGTTCCGGAGACCATTCCAATATTGGTTTGCGGAACAACCCGAGCTTGTCGGTTGCAGTGTAGCCTCCACCGATCATCGCAAAAACTGCGGTGACTGCGCCGACAGATTTTGTTATGCGGTCGATGTCGAGGCTCAAGAGATGTAAATCCTTCCGTTGGACCCTGCAGTCGCAGCAGTGGAAGAGCCTGTCCCGGCTCCGGAACGATTGGCGTCTCCGCTGTTGCCGGGGGTCGTTCCGCTGCCTGCAGTTAGCGTGCCACTGGAGATGTAAGTCGCATTAACTCTTCCAGAACCACCGCCACCGCCCGACACTTGGTCGTCGCTCTGGTAAATGCCGGAGCCGCCGCCGAAATATCCGCCGCCGCCACCGCCGCCCATTGTTGAGGTCGGAGTAAGCGATCCGCCTTGCAGTGCACTCCCGTTTACAGAAGAACCGATTGCTGCATCTCCGGAACCTGCGCCGCCTGCAGTTTGAGTTCCCCCGCCACCGCCGCCGCCGTTACCGCCTCCAGCAACGCCGTTCGTGCCGCCGCCTGCACCACCATTTTCGTCGCCTCCAAAACGGCTGTTGCCACCACCACCGCCGCCGCCAGCGATCAAAACGGAGTTAGCCTGAGTGACGCTGTTAACGAATATGCCGGACAAACCACCGCCGCCGCCGCAGTTCCATTGGCGGTCGGAGTAGTTCGTTCCAGAACCGCCGCCGCCAAACGCCGTTCCGCTTTCAAAAATTGAAGTTGTCGTGAACAAACCGCCTTGGCCGACTCTCAAAACGAAAGTCGTTCCGGAAGTCGCAGAAAAAGTTCCGCCTGCGTAACCGCCGCCACCGCCGAATGCATTGGCAGTCGAAAATGCATTGGTCGCACCTCGTCCACCGCCAGCGCCCCATATTTTGACAGAAGCAGAGAAATTGGTTAGCGGGACGATCGTCCAATCTCCGTAAGAAGACAAGGCAAGCGGACCATCAGTGTCAAGATCCCAAGTTGTTTTGCCAGAGACTGCGGGCGAAATCGTGAAAGCTCTCGTCGGTGCACTCGGCGTGACGCTGTTGCTGGCAGCACTGGAAGGACCGGTGCCAGCAGAGTTCGTAGCTCTAACAGTAAACGTGTAAGCTGTTCCGTTTGTTAAGCCTGTAACTGTAATAGGAGAAGAAGCTCCAGAAGCGGTTATTCCTCCAGGAGAAGATGTGACGGTGTAAGAAGTAATCGCAGAGCTGCCAGTATAAGTTGGCGCTGTGAATGTAACAGTCGCTTGTGTGCTGGCAGCAGTCGCAACTCCAATGGTCGGAGCGCCGGGGAAAATTGGCCAGTTGCTTCCTTGGACATTGCGCTTAACTTTTTTAAGCGTCCATATTCCATTTGCATTCGTGGGCGAAGGAAACTGTGCCATCATTATCTCCAAGAAAGAGTTTCTTCATCCCACTGATAAAATTGTCCATCGTTTGGTTTGGGGACAGGAGGATCCCAACGACAGAACTCTTCATTAAGAATCCAAGACGGGTAAGGTTTGGGAGAAATGAACGCATCTCTTTCTGCATCGTAGTAGTGTCCGATGCCCGCGTAATTTTTCCTTATTTTAGAATTATAGCTCGTTTGCTTCCACATTGTCCCTGGAAACAGAGACTGGCAGAAAGCTATTCCTTTTTCTTCTGATTCAATGCCATTCTCGTCCTTCAACTCATTGTCGTGGACGACGATCACCTGAAGGACAAAGTTGTTTTCATCTAGCTGTGCAAAATGCGCCATTGTCTTTCCTCAGAAAGTAATAGAACCAGAGCCGGTCCATCTGTAGATGCGGTAGCCGCCGGAAACGGTGTAACTTGGCGAGCCTGTCGTGGAAACTGCAGCAGAGAATGTGTCTGGGTAACGAATAATTACAACACCAGAGCCGCCATTTCCGCCGCTGCGGTCGTCGTTGCCGCCGCCGCCACCGCCGCCAGTATTTGCTGTTCCATTTCCGCCCGGATCACCGCCTGCTCCACCGCCGCCTGCGCCGCCCGGTCCGCCTCCACCTCCACTCAAACCTTCGCCACCGCCACCGCCGCCAGCGTATGTCACGCTGCTTCCAGAAATGCTGGAAGCTGTTCCTGCACCACCGGCTCTTCCAGAAGTAGAGTTTGCACCTGCAGCAGATGCGCCGCCACCACCGCCGCCCGCAGATTCGCCAGTGTTACTGCCACCGGCATTGCCTTGACCTGATGTCCCAGCAGCACCGGAGGCATTGTCACAGCCACCGCCACCTCCGGATCCGCCGACCGCTGCCGCGACGCTACCTTGGCGAGAAGCCCCTCGACCGCCGCCTATGGAGGTTATCGTGCTGAAAACAGAATTTGATCCATTTGATGAAGCAGATGCTGGGCTGTAAATGCCTGCATTTCCGCCGCCACCGACCGTCACTGTATAAACAGTACTTCCGACAACAGCCAACCCAGTTGCGGTCCGGAAACCACCGGCTCCGCCGCCACCGGCTCGGGTCGCGCCGCCACCGCCACCGCCTGCGACAACGAGGTATTCGACCGAAGTTGGGCCAGTGTATGCGCTCGGCGTAACGCTATTGCTCGCAGCACTGGAAGGGCCAGTTCCTTGAGTGTTGGTTGCTGCTACTGTGAAAGTGTAAGCTGTTCCGTTTGTCAGTCCTGTCACAGTGATAGGCGAGGATGCTCCTGAAGCGGTTATTCCTCCGGGCGAAGAAGTAACGGTGTAAGAAGTTATCGCTGTCCCGCCGGTGCTTGCTGGGGCAGTGAATGTTACGGTCGCTTGTGCATTTCCGCCGGTTGCAGTTCCTATTGTCGGAGCACTCGGTCTTGCAGGCCAATTAGATCCGGCGACAGCACGATATACATCTTGCTGATTCCATACATCAGAGTTTGGACCTGCTTGTGTCGGGAACTGCGCCATTTAATTTCCTTTAAGAAGAAGCGTAAATGACGATGTAAGCAGCGCCGCCCTTGCCACCGCCAGCACCCGCGCCATTCTGAGAGCCACCGCCGCCACCGCCACCACCGTAGTAGCTTCCAGTGCCAAAGAACCTTATGCCACCGCCTGCGCCACCACCGCCTGAATAGGTCGAATTTGAGCCACCATTGGCATTCCCGACACTAGCCCCAGCAGTCGTTGAAGAGTATCCGTTGCCACCTGTGCCCCCGGACACACCATTGGCAGAGAAAGCAGGACTAAGATTTCCGCCATTAAATGTGGAAAGCGTAGTGCTGACGGTGCTGTTTCCACCATTTTCGCCCGCTGTGTTCCCGTAAGCACTGCCTGAAACCCAAGCGCCACCGCCACCACCACCAGCGGTTGAAACGGTGCTGTTTGAACCTGCAGTGCCTGTCGTTCCCCCGCTTCCGTCCGGATACCTTATATTTCCCGAACCGCCATTTCCACCGGCAGCAGATCCATAAGTCCCCTGAGCTCCGCCAGATCCGCCCGGAGAAACAGTTGTAAGGTTCGAGGGGTGGCAAGGTCCATTTTGACCGCCATTAAGCGAGAACAGCAGTGTCCCGCCGGAATTGGTCGAACGAACTTCTAGATTCGGTTGGTAAAGGCCCGGATTGTTGGTTGTCGAAGAACCAGCAGGATTTGGTATCGAATAGTACAAAGTTGTCACGCCGCCCGGTATTGAAACTTCGTAGCCATTCAACTGAACAGCGCCGCCACCGCCGCCACCGCCACCGTCGTCGTTTCCGCCCCCGCCTCCGGTGCCACCCGGCGCGACGCCGAAAATGGCAACTTTAGAATAGCCGGAAACGCTAACTGTCCCGCTCGTTGCGCTGTCGCCGCCAGTGTTGAGGATTCTTGTCCAAGAAACAGCAGTCGGGGTGACGGAGTTGCTTGCGTTGCTTTCTGGTCCGGTGCCTTGAGCATTCGTAGCTTTGACAGTGAATGTGTAAGGTGTTCCTGCTGTCAACCCGGATACAGTTATTGGCGAGCTCGCTCCTGTTGCAGTTATTCCTCCAGGAGAAGAAGTAACTGTATAAGAAGTAATAGCAGAACTCCCGCTGCTCGCAGGTGCAGTAAAAGCCACGGAGGCAGAAGCTGATCCAGCCGTTGCTGTTCCAATGGTAGGCTTTCCTGGGAATTGCGGCCAGTTTGTGCCCATGACTGCGTCACGGACATCATTGACTCCCCAGCGGCCATATGCACTTGTCGGAGACGGGAAATCAGCCATTAGGAGATCTGCTCGTAGGAGGCCACAGCTTCGAGTCGGCTATTTGCGCTGGCAGTTATGCGCAACGTATCACCTTCTTCGAGATAGATGTATTTGTTGAGCAAGTCCAAAGTCGCACCAGCAGGAACCGTCATAAGATAGGCGATTCTATATGCAACACTGGAGCGGAAAATGTCGACATTCACTGTCGCATTGTTCGTTCCGTCGATGTTCGCGACCATCAATGAATCGACCTTTAGAACTTGGTTGCTGCCGGAGCTATTGGTGATGATCGCAGTCGGCGTCGTCGTCACGACAAGAACACCTGTCTTGCCGTAGATTGCAGTGACGTTGACAATATTAGGCGCAGCCATGATTTACTCCATCATCCCGAGTTGCTCTTGGAGATCAACGTCTGCGATTTCTTCAGGCGTCATATCTCTTATTTCCCAAACGTCTTTGACAATGTCTCCGTCCCACTGATACGTCGGACCACTAACGACAACCTCGTATTTCCCTGCAGCTTCTTTGCGAGAAACTCGGACGAACTTTGCAAAATCTGGTCCGGGATTCTCCGGATCGATGTGGGGAAATGCTCTGCGGAAATTGGTGCCCATGATCGGATGATCGACAGGCTGGCCATTCTCGAGGCGAATGAACATGTCGCTCATAGCTGCCCCACATTCGTCGAGGGGAAGGAACGAGTGATGGTCGGATTGGTCGTCCAAATGATCCGGACTGCTCCATCAGCTCCTTCGCCACCGAATCCGGTTGATGCTAAATATCCAGGACTCAAAGTGTCATAGCGGGTAGAAGAACCAGGACAGCCGCCACCGCCACCGTAAAGTCCATATCCAGTGTCGGCATTGTTTCCGCCGCTTCTGCCGTCCGCGTATCTTCCGACTGTCCCGGAAGATCCTCCCCCGCCACCGGGGGTTGAGGAGAAAGTCGCGTAAGGAGTTTCTGTTGACGCTCCGCCAGCGCCGCTCGAACCTAGACCGAACAAGCCTGTGCCGCCCCCAGCACCGCCTGCATAACCATAGACATATTCAATGGTCCCGCCGCTGGTTGTAAAAGAAGCGAAAGCTCCTCCGCCGCCACCGCCACCGCCGCCGCCCGAACCAGAAGAGCCTGCACTAGCAGGACTTCCGCCCGCTCCGCCATTGCCAGTGTAGCCGCCCGCTCCGCCGCCGCCGCCCGCACGATAGACCTTCTCTGCAGGAACAGATGAGCCAGAATATTCCCAATTTGCGCCCGCGCCGCCTGAACCGCCGCCATCTCCTAAGAGCATTGTTCCGCCTGCACCAGAAGAGCCGCCACTGCCACCCCCAGCGCGAACAAGCTTTGTTCCGCCTGAATTGGCAACGTAGGATTCTTGGCCCGGATTGTCCCCACCATTTCCTGTTCCGCCACCTGAACCGACGAATACAGTCAACGGCTGACCCGGTGTGACAGATATTGCATTTTTATAAGCAAGACCACCACCACCCCCGGAGTAGTAGTTTGCAGTCAACGAACCGGGGATCGGGCTATATGCCGCGATCGTATTAGGATTTTCGAAATCTGTGTACCTTGCTGGCTTGCCCCCGCCGCCGCCGCCGCCGATAGAAACAACAGAGATTGAAGTGACACCCGCAGGGACATAAAAGGTGTATGTCCCGGGAGCAGAGAAGATTTGCTCACCAAACATGTCTTCTGTCCCGAAGCCGAAACCCCGAGCAGAAGCAGCAGCGAAAGTTCCTGGAACCGGCATCAAGCAAACCTTATTTGAGAAGCCAGAACGGTGAAAGTCGCGGAAGCAGTCTTGATGATCGTATAGGTGTAAGCATCAATGCCAGATGCAGTGCCATACGACCAAGCAATGCCGCCTTGGTATTTCGGAGTAACGCTGACTCCATCGACCTGAACGATTGTGTTGTAGTAAGCTGTCGCACCATTCGTTGCCATGAAAACGAGGGTTATCGACTGGCCGACGTCAAGAGCAGAGTTGAGGCTCGTCCCGCTTGATGCGCGGAAATTGATCGCCCAATTGGAGCTCGCCGCTGTCGTGTAGTAAAGGACACTCTGCGTCGTGGCATCAAAGTTGATCGTTCCTGTCGCAGCAGTCGCCGAGACAGTAACCTTTTCTGCAGCATTCGAAAGTACAGTCGCAAGCGCACTGGAGCTGCCGCTGAATGTCTGCTTCGCAGTGAACGTGTTTGCGCCACTGAACGTGTAGCTGCCAGTCGGACGGACAACATCCCCGAAAGAAAGCGTGCCAGAAGCGTTCGTCAGGATCGCTTGGTTCGCTGTTCCATCTGCAGTCGGATACGTCAGACCCGCAGGATTATTTATCAGCTTCGTAACTGTTCCGGAAGAGTTCTCCATGTAAACAGAAACGTCAGCAAGGTTCAGCGCCAACTCGCCCGGATTCAAATTGCCAGACGCAGGAGCAGAGCCGGGGGTGGTCGTGCGGTAGTGCTGGATAACGGAGTAGGTTGCTTGAGCCATTTTAGCCTCCGAAAACTATCGCCATCGCAATAGCTTTCCCTGTGGAAACACCACTCGAATATTCGACGACAGTGCCACCAGAGTTCTTGTAGAAAATCTTGCCATCTGCGATGTTGATTGCCAACTCGCCATTCGCAAGATTTCCTGCAGAAGGAACAGAGCTTGGTGTTGTGCTGTGATAAAGCTGGATGGTCGTCTCGTTGGTCTGAGCCATTACTTCAGCCTTTCAAGTTTATAGAGCGTCTGCATATGGAGAGCTGTAAGCTCATCCAAAATGTTTTCCAGTGCAGGAATATTTTTGCAGATTTTCTCACGATTCTCATTGAGCCACAATAGCTCTTCTTTGATCATTTCTTTAGGATCGCCTTTTTCTGGCAAACCTTCAACAACTCCGAATACACCTTGATAGGCTTCGACGAAATTGTCGAGGGTCCCGACAAGATTTTCGTAGTACTTGCCCAAAGATTTATGCTCGGAGTAGGAGTCCGTCAGCCAATGCTGAACGTGCGCATGGTTGCGAGCATTGAACATTCGGATGATAAGCTGATCGATCATCAGAACGTTCCCCCTGAAATGCCGCCCCAAGCTGGCGCGCTAGTTCCGTTCGATTTGAGAACTTGGCCCGTTGTTCCATTCGAGATGAATGACGTGGTGCCAGATCCAGTCTGATAAACGAGCTGACTAGCAATGCCGCCAGCGATGTTGTTTGCGATCGAGGCAGTCGATGCATTGGTGGCATTGGATGCATTCCCAACCGTTATCGTCGCAGGATCAGACCACTGCGGAGCAGAGGCCGAAGACGTCATTATGTAGCCAGCACCCGGCAGAGCGAGCTTCGACAAAGTCGTCGAACCGCTCGCATAAATAGTATCGCCAGCCGTATAACTCGTCAGGTTGGTTCCGCCGTAAGCGACCCCAATCGCGGTTGCGTTCCAAGTCCCAACAGTTACTGTTCCAAGGCCTGTGATGCCAGTGTAAGAGCCACTCAGATAACTTGTGCCGATTGTTCCGGACGTGATCTGAGACCCAGCGATTGCGATAGAAACATCAGAGGCCGAAGTGATCTGCCCTTGGGCATTCACTGCTAGGGTTACAGCAGTAGCTGCTCCGCCATAAGTTCCAGAAGTTACTCCGCTGTTGGCGATGTTAAATGTATACGCTGGTGATTCAGAGAGGCCCGTTCCTGCCGAATAAGTCAGCGGTGCGCCAAACTGAGAGAATACTATTGCTGTAGTTCCCATTGTTATCGGGAGAGGGGTCTGTTGGACCCAAGAAGTATTCGCAAGCGAAGACCCGGCTGTGATCAAAAAGAAATCGCCAGCATCTACTTGATTTACACCAGTTCCGGGGGTGTCAAAATCTGTAGCGCGCGTCAGAATAAAAGGCGCGCCCCCGCTGCCAGTTTGAGTGACAACGTAAACACCATTTTGGGCGCCGCTAACTTGATTTTTCACCAAAATGCGATTGGTCGCAGCGACAAGCGTACCATCAACGGACAAAGCACCATTCGCCGTTGCGGTCAGAGTCGCCCCGACCCCGGAGGTACCATTGTTGTATGTGCAAGATGGAAGTGCAGCGGTAGTAGCCAACCGGCATGATTGATGAAAGTTTATTCCTGCCGCAATTGAATCAGCGTAGGTCTTGTTAACAATATCATTTCCAGAAGAAGGCGCTGTTGTAATAGTGCCAGTGGTCATTGCCACAGACGTAAACGTGCCCGCTCCAGGAGTTGTTCCGCCAATCGTGGCTCCATCAACTGTGCCACCCGTAATTGCAACAGCAGAAGCATTCTGCGTCGACATCGTGCCCAAGCCAGTCACATCGCTGCTCGGGATTGAAGCCGCAGCAGTGAACGCCGAGGAGCCGTTGCCTTTCACATATCCGGTCAGTGTCGTCGCGCCTGTGCCGCCATTGGCGACGTTCAGCGTGCCAGACATCGTAAGAGTTCCGCCGCCCGTTATGGGTCCGCCGGTGAACGTCATGCCTGTCGTGCCACCAGAAGCGTCGACAGACGTTACGGTGCCTGCACCTGCGACAGTTCCCCACTCAAACCCGGAGCCGTTCCACTTCAACAGGAGACCTGCCGCGCCCGGAGCAGCAATGAACGAAGTTGATCCAGAAGCAGTTTGATAAGGGATGCTATTCGCAGAGCCGTCTGCGAGATTCATCGCAGAAGCCACAGACAAAGTATTCGCATCGACCCAAACATATTCACTGGCGCCAGTCGACTGAAGGAGCTGTCCTGCTGCGCCAACGGGACCGACGTACATGCCATCGGCACCGCACCAAATGATCGCGCCATTGTCTGGCACAATGCTTTTTGCAGTGCCACCATTTGCCAGACCGAGGATACCATCGACTTCATTGTCGACAGAAAGATTCACAGCCGGATGCTTGTGATCGTCTCGCGAAATGTTGGACGAAGAGCCTGCGGATCCGCTCTGGAATCCAGATTGTGGTGTGGCAGAAGAAAGGTTAGCGTTGATCGTGACATTGGAATTCAATGCCCCGCCGCCGTTCAAACCTGTTCCTGCGATCACCTGACGAGTTGTCGGGACATAACCGCTAATCGTCGCAGGAACAGTCGTTGCAGCGGTCACACGACCCGTAGCATCAACCGTAAATACCGGGATGTCTGTCGCTGTGCCGTAGCTTCCGGCTGTCACACCCGATGCGGCGAGCTGCGAGGTACCGATCCCGCCATTCGCGACACTTAGTGTGACATTGCTTGAGAGCTGACCGCCGCCCGTTAGTCCGGTGCCAGCGATAACTTGCCGAGTCGTCGGGACACCAGCAACGCTCAAAAGGTCTCCAACACGGATCTGATAATTGTTACCTTGGTAAACAATCATCATAAGGCTGTTTTCGTCAGCAACCGGAGCAAGGGGAAGCTGAGTGATCCGCGTCGGGATTAGATTGCTAGGGACTTCAACCATGAATCACAGCTCCAGATAGCTGTCGCCATCTTCGGTTATGATAAACTCGTCACCCTGCTCTTGGATCAAGCCTGCAGGGTGCGTGTTTATCGGCGTATCGGGGCGATTAAAAGGAAGAACGATCTGATCCGGAGCTCTCGGAGCGAGCCGATAGGGGTCATAATCGTCGGTGTCTGCCTCGCAAACCATCAGATTCGGATAGTTTGGGTCAGAGCGGAGCTCTGCAAGCAGAAATTTGCGCGAGCATCGGGCGCAAATCCCGATACCAAAAGTCGGCTGTCCTCGAACGTCGAGAAATCGCCCGCTCATTTGGTATATGCTCCAATTCCAGGGTTTATTTGGATCGGCGAGCCGTCATTGTCACCGTCCCACGCTCGCTGCATGCTGATCGAAGCACGCTGCTCAAGAACCGGGATCAGCTGAAGGTCGACGGACGGAGTTTCCGCAGCCATTCGAGCAGCCAATCCATTGACGATGGCTTCAATCCAACGCTGCGGGACTTCGACTTCCTGCTGAAGATTCTCGGTGTCCATGATCTGACGATGACGCCAAAGGATCAACTGCGCCTGTTCAGCAGCAGAGAAAGGCGCAGGCCAGATATTTACGACCGGATCAGGGATGTCCCTCTGGAACCAGTAATTGCTCGGTCTGCCGGGGAACACCTTGTTGCTTTGCTGAACATAGGCGTCTCGGTTCAATGCACCGAGCGGGATCTCTTGCGGCATGTTGCCAAGCGTTATTACCGAATAAGACATCGGGCTGGTCGAAGTTATCCGGAAGTAAGCGTAGGCGGTCGCCGCAGAAATATCTGTCCAAGTAATCTCGCCAGCAGAAGCGGTCTCCGAAGAAGAACCAACCGTCACCCACACAGAGCCGTTCGTGCTGACTTGGAAAGTAACAGGCACCGCGGCCGCAGACCATTTGATCCCGACGGTGTCGACGACGGTGCTCGTTGTGAAACTTACCGTGTAAGACGTTGACGTTGTTGTGGTTGCTCCGGTCACAGGCTGCA